ATTCTTTGTTCATGGTGGTGTGGATGCGGAACAAAGAGAATTAATTCGTGAAATTACGGAGCAAGAAAAAAATGCAGTCATCGTTGCCTCCTATGGAACATTTAGTACTGGCATTAATATTAAAAACCTCCATAATGTTATCTTTGCCTCACCGTCAAAATCACGAGTTAGAAATCTCCAAAGCATTGGACGCATTCTTAGAAAAGCAACTAACAAAGTAAAGGCTACTTTATATGACATCTCTGATGATTGCACTTATAATTCTAAAAAAAATTATACCCTAAATCATTTTATAGAACGAATTAAAATTTACAATGAAGAAAACTTTAATTATGAAATAGTCACAGTACAACTAAAAAAAGATGGGAATTGAAGACGACTTTTATGCAACAATAAAACTTAAATCTGGCGAAGAAGTATTTGCCAAGGTTGCCGCTTCTGAAGAAGAAGATCGAACTATGCTTATTATTCATAGTCCTGTCACCGTTGCAGAGATAAAAAATAAAGGAGGACTTGTTGGATATAAAGTAGAACCTTGGTTAAAGACTACTAGAGAAGATATGTTTATTATTAATATGGATAGTGTTATAACTTTATCAGAGTCATCTGATATGGAAATGATTATGATGTATCAACATTATCTTAGAGATTCACAAAGAGAATATCATAATCAACATAGACTTAATAGAAGAATGGGTTATATATCTAATGTTAATGATGCTAAAGAAAACTTAGAAAAAATATTTAAGAAAAATCCTAAAGAACCTAAAGACTAAATCCCTTTAACCCCGACAGAGTTATTGTAACGTTATTTCAATACCTTGTCAACTATGTGTGGAAGTGTTATAATATCTACATAATAGTGATAATGACTCATGGCAATACGACGCAATATGGCTAGAAAAAGATCGGAACACTATGTTAATAATAAGGAGTTCCTTGCTGCACTTATTACATATCGTGAAAATGTAGAAATTACTTATATTAGAAAGTTTGGTGAACCACCAGATAAGGCAGGTAGAGCATCGTCATGGGATACTAAACCAGTTATACCAAGGTACATAGGTGAGTGTTTCTTAAAGATTGCTAATCATTTATCATTCAAACCAAACTTTGTTAATTACATGTTTAAGGAGGACATGATCTCTGATGGTATAGAAAACTGTGTTCAATACATACACAACTTTAATCCAGAAAAATCTAAGAATCCTTTTGCTTACTTTACTCAGATTATACATTATGCATTTCTCCGTAGGATACAAAGAGAGAAACGTCAATTAGAGATTAAGAATAAGATTATTGAGAAGTCTGGTTATAATGAAGTTTTCAATGATGACAATAAGATTGACGGATCTAATTATTCAGACTATAATTCAATCAAAGATGCTGTTCATTCTAAATTGCGTAATTAATGAAGATTGCAATCATAACTGATCAGCACTTCGGGGCAAGAAAAAATTCAAAACTTTTTCATGATTACTTTCTGAAGTTTTATAATGATGTATTTTTTCCTTTCTTAGAGAAGGAGGGGATTACTACTGTTGTTGATATGGGAGATACTTTCGACAATCGAACAGGAATTAATTTTAATGCATTAGCATGGGCAAAGGATAATTATTTTGATAGACTTAAAGCATTAGGTTGTACTGTTCATACTATTGTTGGTAACCATACAGCATACTATAAAAATACAAATGATATCAATGCGGTTGATTTATTGTTGAGAGAATATGATAATGTAAAAATATATGCAGAAACACAAGAAGTTAAACTAGGAGATACAAAAGTTCTTTTTGTTCCTTGGATTAATAATGAGAATGAAGAAGAAACCTTTAAGAAGATAAAGAAATCTGATTGTAAAGTGGTAATGGGTCATTTAGAACTAAATGGATTCCAAGCTACTGCTGGTCATTATATGGAGCATGGTATGGAAACCACTCCATTCGATAGATTTGAGAAAGTATATTCTGGTCACTATCACTGTAGATCAGTACAAGAACCTGTGCATTACTTAGGAAATCCTTATGAGATGTTCTGGGGTGATGTAAATGATACTGAAAGAGGATTTCATGTATGGGATACAGATACTTTTGAGCATACTCCTATAAACAATCCATATAGATTGCATCATATTGTTTATTATAAGGATACTGATTATCAATTGTTTGATGCTAGAGATTTGGAAAATAAGATTGTAAAAGTTATTGTTAGACAGAAATCAGATATTACTAAGTTTGAAAAATTTATCGATAAGTTATATGCTGCAAATGTGGCAGAACTTAAGGTAGTAGAAAATTTTGCTATTCAAGAAGCAGAAGAGTTTGAAGCATTTGAATCTGAAGATACCATTTCTGTATTGAATAGGTATATTGAAGAAGCAGAAATTAAATTAGATAAATCTAGGGTTCAAAAAGTTTTACAAGAAATATATCAAGAAGCTTGTGAATTGGTTTGATGTATATTCTTACAGTAAATGGAAGAGAAAATGATGGAGCATATTCTGTTCGAGATGATGATGGAGAAGACATCCTTTATCTTTTTGAGCAAGAGGATGATGCTCTTCGATATGCTATGATGCTAGAAGATGAGGGGAGTCCTGAGATGCATGTTATTGAAGTTGAAGATGAAGTCATGATCAAGACTTGTCAGATGCATGATTATAACTATGCAGTTATTACTCCAAATGACATTGTAATTCCGCCAGATTCTGGACATGATATTATTTGAAAAAGTTCGTTGGAAGAATTTTTTATCTACTGGTAATCAATTCATTGAAGTTAATTTTCAAACTGACGGAGAATCTAAATTTGCTAAAAATTCTACTACATTAATAGTAGGAACAAATGGTGCTGGAAAGAGTACCATATTAGATGCACTTACATTTAGTTTGTTTAACAAACCCTTTCGTAAGATAAGTAAGGGACAGTTAGTTAATACAGTTAATGAGAAGGATTGTAGAGTTGAAGTAGAGTTTTCTATAGGACCAACTAGTTGGAAAATTGTTAGGGGTATCAAACCAAATATATTTGAGATATGGAGAGATGGTAATTTATTAGATCAATCTGCTTCTGCAAATGATCAACAGAAATGGTTAGAACTTAATGTTCTTAAGATGAACTATAAGTCATTTACTCAGATTGTTATTTTGGGTAGTAGTGCTTTCGTTCCATTCATGCAATTGACTGCATCTAATCGTAGAGAGGTGATTGAAGATCTTTTAGATATTAAGATTTTCTCTTCAATGAATGGTTTGATAAAAGATAAGATTAGATTGGTTAGAGAAGAAATAAAAACATTTCAATTAAAGAAAGAGTCTTTGACTGATAAAGTAGAGATGCAAAAGAACTTTATTGAAGAACTAGAAGAACAGGGAAAGGAAAGAATAAATGATGATTATGGTAAGATCAAAACATTAAATATTGAAGTGGATACACACATAGAAAGTAACGAATTGATACAAGGTGATGTTGATGAATTGGTTAAGGAACAAGAAAAAGTAACTGGTGCTACAGAAAAATTAAGGGAGTTAGGAACTCTGAAAGGTAAGATTTCCAATAAGGTAACAACCATTACCAAGGAGCATAAGTTCTTTACAAACAATACTGTTTGCCCTACATGCACTCAGTCCATTCAGGAAGAGTTCAGAATAAATAAAATTGACGACGCTCAAACTAAAGCAAAGGAGTTGCAATCTGGTTATAAAGAACTAGAAGAAGCAATTAAAGAGGAAGAAGAGCGAGAGCGTCACTTTACCCACTTATCCAAGGAGATTACTAAACTCACACATGGCATTTCTAAAAACAATACTCGCATCTCTGGATGTCAACATCAGATCAGAGATCTTGAATCGGAAATTCAAAAACTTACCGAACAACTTGCAGATAGAAATACTGAACATGAGAAGTTAACCACCTTTAAGGACAAACTAACAACTACATACGACGAATTATCAACTAGGAAGGACACCATAAGCTATTATGATTTTGCATATAGCTTACTTAGAGACGGTGGAGTGAAGACCAAAATCATTAAGAAGTATCTACCGCTGATAAATCAGCAAGTCAATCGATACCTTCAAAAGATGGACTTCTACATAAACTTCACACTTGATGAGGAATTTAACGAAACCGTTCAGTCCCCAATCCATGAAGATTTTTCTTATGCTTCTTTCTCTGAAGGAGAGAAGATGAGGATCGACCTAGCACTCCTGTTTACATGGAGAGAGGTTGCTCGAATGAAGAACTCTGTCAATACCAATCTTCTTATAATGGATGAGGTATTTGATAGTTCACTTGATGGTATGGGAACAGATGAGTTTTTAAAAATTATTCGTTACGTTATTAAAGACACTAATATATTTGTTATATCTCATAAACCTGATATGCACGATAAGTTTGAAAGTATGATAAGATTTGAGAAAGTGAAGGGGTTTAGTAGGATGGCAGACGGGTGAGAATTATAAATGAAGCTCTTAACGAAGAATTATTTCAGAAGTGTAAGGAAGAATTAAAAGGCAAATTTCATGAAAGGTGTTGGTCTTCTAGTCTTGTCACTTGGCAACCACAGTTAAAGCAAGGAATATCTGGAAGTTGTATGGTCGCAAATGTTTCTGATGAATTGGGTGAATTGATACATGAAGAGATAAGACCATATTTACCAGAACATGAAACGATAAGGTGTAATTTTCATTTGTGGCAACCTTTATCTGGTATTGCAGAACATAATGATGGTCATAGAAATTTTGGAGCAACCATATATTTAAATGATGAATGGCCTGCAAATGCTGGTGGATGGTTTGTATGGGAGGATGAGGAAACCAAGCAGAGTGGAATACATAAAGCACTTATTCCTACAAGGAATATGATGGTACTTAACGATA